GTGCTGATCACACGATGCCGCCATCACGCAAAATATTGTATTTTGGAGCCTTGGGAGCTGCGGCCACCTTGGCTTATGTGGTGTCGAAGAAGGAGAGTTTACGAGTTTTTGTTTCTTTTCTTGGGGAGTACGTGTCCGAGCGACCAGATATTGAATCTGATCTCGCTCGTGATGCGTTCACCTCGAACGAGATTGACCCGGTTGTGCTTACCCCGGGTCATACGCACGCCTCGGCTGCTGGCTTGAGAACTACTGCGACGCGTTTCGCGCAAACCATGTGTCGTCATATGGGGGTCGAAATGTACGTTGTTGGTATGTCACGTTCTGATCAAAGACGTGGCCTACGGGGCTCTCGCCAGTGGTTCTGGGCTAAGGACGTTAATGCATCAAATAGATGTGATGCGCCTTCTAGTGATGAACTACTTTATCTTTGCGACCTCGACTATTATTTGGATATGCCAGATATGTTGACGAAGCAAGCTAAGCCAATTTTGATCTATACCGTGGTGCCAGAAATGGCTACGAGCGCTGGACAAGATGATACGAGTTTCTACTTCACTGACAAGGGGACTTTAAAGACCTTTGTAGCCGGTGGGGGTTCGTATGAACATCATCTATGGACTTACGCTCAAGACAGCCTTATAGCCTACCGAACAATGTTTGGTGTGCCGCTTCGCGCTGTCGCATATGCCGTGGAAAGAAAACAAGTTGGCAAGCATAGACAACTCATCCTCCTATCGCCTATGAGAAAGTGGGGTATTTTTACCTCATGGATCCCTAAGTTGTTATTGGATGAACAGTCTCTCAATCGGTTTCAACCAATAATTCGTGCCCAAGATGGCACACCGTTTGTGAGATTCAATGTCGTTGATAAAGATGGAACACCATATACCACGACTGCTAGACCTGACAGTTGGCTTAGTGCCACAGTGCAGTCTACAGTCGATGATTGCATCGCATCAGCTGCGCGTCTCGGAACAACTCATCTTATGTTACCGACGACCGCCAGCTGGATCAAAGACGACCGTTCGTCTGCAGTTGTACTGACGGAATACCATCGGAAGGTTGGCCCTTCTGTGCGCCCCACGGTCTTTCCCGTGGCTCAGGGCGTGCGGGCTTACCAGTACAAACCCTTGGAGTTCGATCAGGAAGCGAGACCAAAGTTGTCAGCGTTCATGAGCCCACTGGTTCATGGCGCTTTTGCCCCTGTTTTAAATAAGGCCGGGGAAGAAGCGTGTGTGGAGGGAAGGATTAATAACCTTAAGAAACCAGAGCCTAAACCTTCACCTTTCCGTGACCAGTGCATGGATGAGTTTGCGGAACTCATCGTGCAGAATGTGCACCTGGAACCTGTCTGCTATGAGAGTGTGGACTCTAAGCAGACCAGTGCAGCCCAAAAGCTGTCTTTACGCAAAGCAGTGTTGACGGGCCATTATCGTAAAATGGTTTTGAAATGTTTTTGTAAGGCTGAAGCATACCCTGATGTCAAAGACCCCAGGAATATCTCGACTTACAATGACGCAGATAAACTAGATATGGCCATGTTCGCGCTAGCTCTATCAGAGCATTGCAAGCAGTTTAAGTGGTATGGCCCCGGCAAAACACCTCTAGAAATCGCAAACCGTGTAGCTGAAATCTGTAGCAACGCACAGACAGTAAATATTTCAGATTATCACCGCATGGATGGTACGATTTCATATGTGCTGAGACGGGTTGAGCGGGTGATTTGTATGAAGGCCTTTTCAAATCACCGCACTGTATTGAACGAATTACTTAAGACAAATGTCGACAATAAAGGATACTTGCCTTATGGAACCACGTTTGACCAGGGTCCATCGCATGGATCAGGCTGTTCCGCAACAAGCCTTTTCCAAACGCTACGCGCCGCTTTTACGGCGTACCTCGCTTTTAGAAATGTCCGGAAAGAAAACGGAAGCGAGTACTCGCCGAAACAAGCGTTCGACGCTCTCGGAATTCACCTTGGTGACGACGGTCTTGATGCTGACCTCCCCTCAAAGAATCATCTTTGGGCAGCCTCAAAGGTCGGACTCATCTTGGAAGCGAATGTACTGCAACGAGGGGACCGAGGGGTTAACTTCTTGGCATGCTACTATTCACCAGAAGTCTGGAATGGACTTCCTGATAGTATGTGCGATGTCAAGAGACAGCTCTCAAAGTTCCATGTTACGGTTCGCCTCCCTCAAGGCGTTACACCTGAGCAAAAGTTGGTCGAAAAAGCAATGTCTTACGTCGCCACTGACGGCAACACCCCAGTCATTGGGGAGTATTGCAAACGCGTGTTATTGTTGTCACCCTTTAGACCCAAGTGTCTTCATGGAGTCGGTAATTGGTGGAGCAAATTCGACGAATCCGTCCAGTACCCCAACACAAATGTTGGCGGATGGATGGACGTGGAATTTGTTGAGCAGTTTGAAGACTTCGACAGAAAGCTATTCCAACAATGGATGGCTACCGTCAAGTCGGTCGAGGAACTCCTTTCAGCTCCTCTATTCTGCACGCCCGTTGCCGCAACACCTTCACGCGTTGACGTCGTTGTTGACGAGGATGTCCTCAGCGCTCGAACAGGGGTTTCTGATCCACCCTTGCCGGTGGATAATACCCCCGTCGCTGAAGAAAGCAAGAAACCAACTCGTCGCAAGCGAGTTGCGAAACAATGGAAAAAGTCAAGAGAAGGTAAAAGCACGATTAAATCCGAGCCTTCCAAAGATGGAAC